GATACTAGGGGGCTTCGGCCCCCTTCTTCTTTTTAGCTTTTTTAACAAGCCGTTCGTCGTGGTGGTGTATGCGGTGGCAGTTGGCGCAGAGCACAACACACTTCTTAACTTCTTCCATAGCCCGTTTGAATGCACGATTTTTTATTAGCTTGTTGACAGATTCTTCTTTTGTACTGCTGTCGATGTGGTGGAAGTCAAACGTAGCAGGGTGGTCTTGCCCGCATTTTATGCACGCTAATGTAGCTTTAAAGCTACGCCACTGATCTTTATATGCCTTGGCAGAAGCCTTGCTTGCCGCAATTACAACGGCTTTATTGTTAGCGTAGTACGTACTTGCGTACGTCTTTTGTTTAGTTTGTTTAACAATTTTATCTTTATACGGCATGTTTGATCCGGTACTTCCAATACAACGCCGTTTTTAAACCCCAAGGTTGAGATGGCTCAAACATTTTGAAACCTATAGCTATCAAACTGTTAGCAGATGCGGGGTTTTGGTTGGTGTCTGTGATGACCCAGTTCATGCCTAACGCTTTGGCTTTGCGAATCCGCGCTTTAATAAACCTCTTCTGAAGCCCGCGTCCACGATGAGCGAGTACAACACCTGCCCGACAAAGATACATAGTGTCAGACCAACGACTAGAGGGAACAACACCAGCGAACCCAGCAGCCTCACCGTTCTGTGTGTAAGCGACATACCAGTAGCCTTTTGTAATTGGATAAATTTTATCGTGGGGAAGACACGCTTTTTGAAGCAACGTCAACAACTGCACCACCTCTGGCTGGCGAGTATCGACAGGGACAACGCGGTATTTCATGCCCTCATAATGCCAAAAGATTGTGACAACAAAAATAATTGTTGCACGCTTAAAAATACCGTGATATAAACACAGTAATCCGGGCTTTCCGGTGCATCAAACAGTCCCGGCTGACGACATACAGATTGATGCACTTAACTTGTATGTAAGGAAAAATCATGGCACGCACTACGTTTCAAGGCCCAGTTCGTTCATTGGGCGGCATTTATCAACAAGGCCCAGCGACTGTCGTTGATATCACAACAAGCACTACATTAAGCCCCGAAGAGCATGGTGGTCGTATCATTGCTGTTGGCGGTTCTTTGGCAGCGGCAGTTACTTTGACTTTGCCCACAATTAACACAACGGCTAACTCCACAACATCTGGCCCCGGTCAAGACCCAAGCACAGCCAACAACGAAGGCGTTGTTTACACAATCTGGGTTCCTACTACCATTTCTACAAGCTCTTTGAAGATTGGTACAACTGCTGCTTCCAGCGATTTGTACGTTGGCGCTGTGATCTCTATTGATTCAGACTCATCTGGCGCTGTAGTTGCCTTCTCTGCTAACGGTTCTTCCAATGATTTCATTAATTTGAACGGTACGACTACTGGCGGTGTAGCGGGCACACGTATTCAGATCGTTGCAATCGCGGCTAACAAGTACATGGTGACCGGAAACGTTATTGGTTCCGGCACTGTTGCTACACCATTTGCAGATTCCTAATCAACCCAAGGGGCTTCGGCCCCTTTTTTAAAGGAGATTGATTATGATGCAAACTGACGTTAAGCAAGGGCATTTAAACCAAAGTGGTTTTTTTGTTCTTGGACGAAATCGCGTTAAAGGCATTTCGTTTTTTGGTTCTGGCACGGATGGCACTGTAGTGTTGTTTGATACCGCTTCTGTACCTGTAACGGCTAGTGTTACTTATGCTCGCTCTGGTACAACTGTGACGGTGACAAAGACTGCTCACGGCTTGTCTACAGGCGCTGTTGTTGGTATTCACTTTGACAGCAATACAAGTCAATCAGCAACTGATGGAAATTACACTATCACTCGCACAGGCGCGGATACATTTACGCTAACAGACATTAACACCGGAACAATTACTTCTACTGCGGCTTCGTATGTAAGTGGCGGTGGTCGGTGGCTGATGACTTACGAAATAGACGGCACTGATACTTTTAGTAACGCACCGTTTATTCCGGGCGAAGGTGTTCTGGCGGTCAACGGCATTTATGCACTGATGACCAACATCGATTCGGTGCAGATTTATTATGGCTAAGAGTCCAGCATGGCAGAGGAAAGAGGGCAAATCCGAAAAGGGTGGCTTGAATGCCAAGGGGCGGGCTTCGTACAACGCGGCCAACCCCGGGAAACCCGGATTGAAGCGTCCTCAACCCGAGGGCGGCTCACGGCGCGACTCCTTCTGCGCCCGTATGGAAGGCATGAAGAAGAAGCTAACCAGCGCAAAGACAGCCAACGATCCGGATTCAAGGATCAATAAGTCTTTGAGGGCGTGGAACTGTAAGGATGGCGGCTATGTAACTGCGGCTGATGGCTGCGCTACAAAAGGCAAGACAAAAGGGCGGATGGTATGACCCAGCATGACACAGCTAAAACAATTGCAGACGGCGCGGCAGTCTTAACGACTGTTGGTGTTATGGCTACGTGGCTTCCGCCTTTGGCTTCTCTGTTCACGATCATTTATCTTGGGCTTCGCATCTGGGAGTCTGATACTGTTCGTGAAATGACTAAACGCAAGAAGGCAGATAATGCCGTCGACGAGTAAGAAGCAACACAATTTCATGGCTGCGGTGGCTAACAACCCATCGTTTGCTAAGAAAGTAGGAGTCCCACAGTCCGTGGGTAAAGAGTTTAACCAAGCGGACAAAAGCCGCAAATTTTCTAAGGGTGGTGATACTATGGCTTCCAAAATGAATCCCGGAATGATGGCAATGATGGCTAAGAAAAAAGGCGCAACCAAAATGGCCGGTGGCGGCATGCCCATGAAAAATGGTAAACCTGCTTTTATCGGTGATGGTAAGGGCATGAACAAAGGCGGTATGGCAATGGGCAAGGTCAAGACAGCCGCCCCTAGCAAAGACGGTATTGCTGAAAAAGGCAAGACCAAAGGTAAGATGGTCAAGATGAACATGGGCGGCAAAGCCTGCTAAGGAGTCGACATGAAACGACGTTACAACGAAGGCGGTGAAACAGACGCAATGGAAGAGGCGAATAAACGCGAAGACATGGCGTTAAAAAACCCCAACGCCAAAGAATATGGCGAGTCTGGCACTTCGTATACAACAAAGGCCGAGCCTAAAACAAAGCCTAAAACAAAACCTAAAGCCGTACGAAGAAGTTTTGACGAGCCTGAGCCTAAACTTATTGACCCCGCTAATATTAGAAGTGGCCGTCGTGAGTTTGAAGAATCACAAATAGCCCCAGCGGATAAAACCAAAATGTCCGTGTCAGAGCGTGCAAAGGCAACCCGTGAGAGCGCTAGAAGCGGTAGCGGTTCAACCGATAAGCGTTCTGTTAACGAGCGCATTCGTTCTGCTATGGGCATGAAAAACGGTGGTATGACTGCTTCTAAACGTGCAGACGGTATTGCCACTAAAGGCAAGACCCGCGGAAAGATGTGTTGATAGTATGATGGCCAGTCGCGGTATGGGGGACATCTCCCCCTCTAAAATGCCCAAGGGTAAGAAGAAAGCCCGGCGGGACGACACTGACTTTACCCAGTACAAAGAGGGTGGAAAAGTAAAATCCAAGGTGAACGAAGCTGGTAACTACACCAAGCCCGGTTTACGTAAACGGATTTTTAACAGCGTAAAAGCTGCCGCAATTGTTGGTACTGGCGCAGGTCAGTGGTCAGCACGTAAAGCGCAGGTCATGGCTAAACGGTACAAAGCCGCAGGTGGCGGGTATCGTGATTAAAGCCCCACAACAATCCCTGAAAAACTGGGGCAAACAAGATTGGACAACTAAAAGTGGTAAAAAATCTTCTGACACTGGTGAACGATACCTTCCAAAAGCTGCGATCAAAAGTCTCAGCGCTAGTGAGTACGCTGCGACGACCAAAGCCAAGCGAGCCGGAAAAGCCGCCGGTAAACAATTCGTAGCACAGCCCAAAACGATTGCAAAGAAAACGGCAGGATTTAGATGACCACTTCAGGAACCACAGCGTTTAACCTTGACCTCACTGAGTTGGTTGAGGAAGCGTTTGAACGCGCCGGTTCGGAGTTGCGTACGGGTTACGACTTACGTACAGCCCGCCGTTCATTGAATTTGATGTTTGCTGACTGGGCAAACCGCGGTGTCAACATGTGGACGTTTGAGCAGGGGACAATTAACCTGACTCCGGGTCTGAACAACTACGCACTACCCGTAGATACAGTGGATCTACTTGAGCATGTGATTCGCACAGGTGCGGGTAGCGCATCCACGCAGTCTGACCTGACCATCACGCGTATCAGTGTTTCTACTTACGCCACGATCCCCAACAAACTGCAACAAGCCCGTCCTATTCAGGTGTGGTATCAGCGTTTGGATGGCCAGACTTCTTCTATTGGCACCACGCTTAACGGCGGTATTACGGCCACAGATACAACAATCACATTAACTTCGGCGGCGGGACTCCCAGCTACAGGGTTCTTGTTGATTGAGTCTGAGACTATCCAATATGGCTACATCTCTGGCAATGTGCTTAATAACTGCTTCCGTGGGCAAAACGGCACGACTGCTGCAACGCACTTAACAGGCGTGTCTGTATTCACGCAGAATCTGCCCTCTGTGACCCTCTGGCCAACCCCAGACAGTAGTGCAACATACCAGTTTGTGTACTGGCGCATGCGCCGTATTGATGATGCTGGCGGGGGTGTACGCACGATGGACGTACCTTTCCGCTTCCTGCCCTGTAT